TGCGGACCTGGTAGCGCCACGAATGGGCACCTGTGCGGTCGGATACGAGGGCGATCTCCGCGATGCCCCCGCTCCTGACCTGGACCAGCTTTCTGAGGCCGTTTTTCACTGCCGACTCCTTCGGGTTGTGTGGTTGCCTGAGACACAATTTAACACAACCCTGCGGTTAGTCAATCAGTGCGGTCGGTTTTTGCAATTGATTGCAACTTTTGTGGCGGATTCCACGCGTACAGCCATGCGCGCCACCACAGCGTCGTGAGCGTCAGCAGGCTCATGCGCCGGTACTGCCGAAGCCAGCGGCACCACGGGCCGTGTCGTCCAGTTCATCGGCTTCCTGAAACTGCACGAACGGTACGGGCTCGACCATGGCCTGTGCGATGCGGTCGCCATGCTTGACCAGCAGAGTGCGGCCATACGGGCTGTCACAGGTCAGCTTCACCTTGACCTCGCCCCGGTAGTCGCTGTCGATGATGCCCACGCAGTTGGCGAGCCGCGTGTCCAGGTTGAAGCCATGCCCGCTGCGGCTGTATATCTTCATCACGTAGCCCTTCGGCACCGCGAACGCGAGTCCGGTATCCACGACCACCGGTCGGCCCTGCTCCACCAGCAGCACGTCGTCCGGCACGTACGCCTCCAGGTCGAAGCACGCGGCACCCTCGGTCGCGTAGGCGGGCAGGTTGACGTTCGGGTACAGCCTCTTCACTTTCACCAGCATGTCTTGTCCTTTGCAATTGATTGCAGAATTCAGTCTTCGCCCACGATCACCAGCAGCACGGCCAGTAATGCGGCCAGCCACGGCATGTGAGCGGCGATGGCGGTCATCAGCGCGATAAACACGGGCACGACGACCATCACGTTCTCCCCTGTGCGCGGCAGGCGCGGCAGCGGGTCCCGCTGTATATCCACTTCCCGCATTTCCTCACCTTGCACTTCTTCACGTCGTAGCGGGGGCGTCCACCGCCTGTATGCCGCCGCCAGAACTCTTCGCGCCACGCCATCTGCGCCATCAGCCACGCCCACATGAATCGGATCATGCCCCCTCCTGTGCGAATGCCTCCTGCCTGGCCTGCGTCTGCTGGTACATGCTCGCCTGCATCATGACCGCATGGAAGGGCTCGGCAGGTATCAGGTAGAACGACCTACCGGCGTAGGCCAACGGGACCGGCTGGGCGCGATCTGCGTGCTTTGCCAGGGCATCCATGGCGCGCTTGCGCTGCCACGTGGCGAAGCCCCAGCCCACTACGAACGCGGCGGCTACGGCGAGGGCGATCATTTCAGCACCCCACCCACGATCCACACGATCATCGACACCAGCGATGCGGAGCCGACCATAAAGACGCGGGCCACGCCCGTCCAGTCGTCGGACGGCCACAGCACGGACCACAGGTACAGCAGCACGGTCACCAGCAGCGGCACATGCCACCATGCGAGGTCGAAAGCTATGTGCATGTCGATCCCTTATTTGACGTGTGCGCCGACCCACTCACCCGCCGCCCACGCGGCGACCGGCTGGCCGTCCCTGCCCCAGATGACCAGCACCCCGGCGTCGATCTGGAACGACATGCCCTGCACGGTCTCCCGCACCATCTTGCCGTCACGGCGCATCGTCACATCGAATTCCGTTTCCTGCGTATTCGGTTTCTTGCTCATGGTCGGCCCCTTACTTGACGATGCACCAGCCCGCGAACTCGCCGAAGCGGAACACTTCGCGCGCACCCAGTTGCGTGAACAGCAGCATGTCGGGGCGAATCGGGCGCTGCGCACCTGCGAGGCTCAGTTCCTTCAGGATGATCTCGTCAGCCGGTACACCAGCGGCTACCTTGCCTGCCAGCGTGAGGCGGTGCGTGACCGTGCCCAGATAGCCGTCGAACGTGTCTGTCTTGTCGAAGATCACTAGGCAACCACCCGGGTTGAGCTTGTCCACCATGCGCTTGAGCACGTCGCGCTGTTCCATCGGCGGCAGGAACATTAGCAGCAGGAAGCACACGCCGAAGTCATACGGCTGATACTCGAAGTCCCGCACGTCCGCCACTTCGAACTCGCCGACACCGCGCCACACGTTCGCCATTTCCTGACTGTTGTCGAGGCTCACCGCGCGCACGCCGCGTTTCTCGATCTCCTTCTTCAGGGCCAGCGTGATATTGCCGGTCGATGCGCCCATGTCGTACATGCGGCCACCCTGCGGCAGGTAGTGGCGACCGAAGTGCGCGACGAGGCCGGTTGCCATGTCGTACCACGGAAGCTGCTCGCGCACGTGCAGGTCGAAGTTATCGGCGATGCTCTGGTTGTGGAAGGACCAGTCCACGGGGATGTCCATGCCGCGCGTGCCCCGTGCGTCGCGGTCGTGTTCGTACTGCTGGGCGGGGGTCAGCTTCAGGGCGTCGGACATGGCGTTCTGGATGTTGTCGCCACCGTAGGCGGCGTAGGCGTCACCCGGTATGGGCTCACCGTGGGCTTCGCGGGGCATCGGTTGATACGGATGATCGGTCTTGTCTGCGGAGCCGTCTACGAGGTTGGCTTCCTGCTCGATGCGCGCGGTGTTGAACGCGGTGAAGTCGTCTACACCAGCGACGCCGCCCACCTCTGCCTGCTCTCTGCCGTCAAAGTCGGGATCACGAAAGGAACCCACACCCTCGGATGCGAAGGTCGCTCCGCTCTGGATGATCTTGTAGGCGGCACTGTTCGGGTCGGGCGTGAAGCGGGCGGCTGCACCCACGGCGGCGTCGATGTCGGCCTGCGTGACCGTCTTCACCTCTGGCGTGCCGGTGGCGATGGCCTTGTCGAGATCGGCCTTGCCTGCGGGTGCCGTCTTGGCGGGTGTGACCTTACCCTTGACGACTGTCGGGGCACGGCGTTCGGCGCGCGGCTCTTCGGGCAGGCGCTTGGCGGGCTTGGTCGGCACGTTGTAGTTGGTCTTGCTGGCGACAGCGGAGCGCGTCTTGGCCTTCTCCACTTCCACCCGGGCGGGGGCCAGCTTGCCCTCGTACTCAGGCGCGACCTGCTTCGTCACGTCTTTCGCCTTGAAGTCCCCGGAGGTGCCGAAGCCGGTCACCTGGCCGAACGGGGTACGTGCGTCAACGATAGGGCGTACGCAGCCCTTTATGCCGTTTGTCATTATGTCTGGTCCTGAGTTTTTGCAATTGATTGCAAGACGCCGTACCCCTACGACGCCCTGTTTGCTGCTGAATCTGGCGGCTCTAGTCTCTCTTAACTTTGGCCGATTCCTGCGCGATTCTAACCGATTCTGGAACTCGCACAAGCGGAATGTTGAACGCGCCCCAGATTTCCCGGCGCATCGTCAGTCCGTACTGCACGCCGGTCATGGCGTCCGAACAGTCCTTGCTGCCATTTGGCGGGTGGTCGATCTTCTTTCGAATCACGTCCTTTTCCAGCGTCAGGAACTCCTTCTGGGCCACGGCGTGCGCCGGGTGCGAGATACGCCCGTCGAGGAAGGCGCTCTTCTCCATTTCGTACGGCAGCATCGACGTGTCCATCGAGATATAGCCGGTCGTGTAGCCCTTCTGGCGGAATATCTGCATCGAGTCTACGGACTGGAACGAGTCGAAGCTGATCCAGCGGATATTGATGCCGAATACATCTTTGAGCTTGTACACGAAGTCACGTATCAGGTGGAACTTGATCTCGTCCCCGGTCGGCGGCACGACCCGCAACGTGAAGTCGTAGTGGAAGTCCGGCATCACTTCTTCCACGTCGTTGGCGAGGGTCTGCTTGAAGCCCTTCACCGTGCCCATGCTGACGCCCGCCGCATCACCCGTGACACCCAGGTCGATGTGCACCCAGCGCGGCAGGTCGGGCCGATAGATGTGCTTGCGGATCACCTTCAGCGGGCCGGTATCGGTGCCGACTGCGACGCCATCGAAGCAGTGCTGCTCCTTGTTCAGGATCGACGCGTGCGTGCCGAATCCCGCCACGACCTTCTCGTGGTTCAGGATGAACGGGAAGCGGGCCATGGTGGCGATACCGGCGATGTCGCGCAGCGCGCCAATGATGTCGCCGTCGAACTGGTTGCGGTGCTCGACCGGCACTTCGATCACCAGGTGGCGATGGTCGGCAGGCACCTCTTCCACGGTCTGTATGAGCTTGGGGCGGGTCACTTCGTCCCCGGCATAGACGAGGAAGCGTTCACCACTGTACGTGCCCGCTGGCTTGATTTCCCACACGCGCTTGTCGTACACGTAGATCGTCGGGTCGGTGGCTGCTGCCGCCTGAATCTGGTCGGTGAGCGCACCCGGGTAGTTCTTGGACGACACCATGCACAGGATGCCGGGCTGTCCGCCGTTGTTGACGAAGCGCGACTTGATACGGCGGCTGATGCTCTCGTAGATCACCTTGGCCTGATCGTACACCCCGCCCTGCCCGCCGTTGCCCTTCTTCGAGTTCTGCACCACCTCCATGAAGTCCACCTCGTCAATGATGCCGCCGATCACGTTCTGACCGATGGCCCCACCGTCGCTTGTCATCGGCTTCGCCTCAACCCGGTTCGGGAAAATCAGCGCCGACTTGATGTCCTTCTTGTACGGGTACACCGTGTTGAAGTAGTACGACTGCTCGATGATCGCCCGGAAGCGCGTGTAGTCCACGTCGGACGCGAGCGCCGCATTCATTGACTGGAAGATCACGAGGATTTCGGAGGTCGAGTCCAACTGGAACATCGAATGCGGGCTCTTGTAGCACGAGGTCAGGTATAGCTGGTACGCATTCACGTAGAGCGCCGTGGTGGTCTTCGCCGAGCCAATGCCGCCCGTGAACACGCCCTGCGTCCAGCCATTCGTGAGCCGTCCGTTCTTCTCGTTGATGGCGATCAGTTCGTCCACCACAGCCGGGTACAGTTCGGATTTGGGGCGGGCCAGAAAGTGCTTGCTGAACAGGAATTCCTCCACGTGCACCGGGTACGTGTGGATGTTCAGGGCGTGGCGTAGCTGGTTGACGTTGCCGTCGTCGTACGCGCGCTCGATGCCTTCCAGCAGGAAGGTCCGCAACTCGGGGTTGTTCACGCACGCAGCCGCCGCCTTGACCTTCTTGTAATCTAGGGTTTTGATGTCCATTTCGTGAGTGCGTCGAGTAAGTCCGCGCGATTCTGCACGAACCCGACCCGGAAGTCACGCACTCACTTTTGCAATTGATTGCAACGGACGTTTCTTACTCGATCACCTCAATGTACACGGCCACGATGCGCAGCGAATCGAATCCGATGCCGTCGTTACTGGCTAACTTCAGGCCGTTCTGCACCGTCCCAACGGCGGTCTCTAACGTCTGGATGTCATTGACCCACGTCTTCCACTCTCGCTTGCCAGACCCCACCGGGTAGTGGCCTTCCACGGCGTAGTGGCTGGGTGTGGCGCTCTTGTCCAGGGGCATGCTTCACTCCTTGAAGTCTTGGGTTGGCCCGCCGAAGCGGTTGTCATTCACATTGATCTTGCCGCGCCTCTAGGATCAGGCGCACGCATTCTGCTATGGCTTCGCCGCGCCGATACGTGCGCGGGCTTACGCCGACGATGGACCACAGGTGCGTAAAGTCGTCACGCTCAACAAGAAATCTTCCTACCCGGAAGGTTGTGCGACGAACCCATTTACCACCTAGCTTGACGCGCACTGCGTTGTCCGTTGAGACCGTGATCGAGTTGATGCTGGCTAGGTCGATTGCGTCGCGCTCGTTCATCGTCATTCCCCTTCGTTGTTGGTAGGTGCCTTTTGACACCGTACCCCTAGTTTAACCCAACGCGCCGGGATTGTCAAACACACTTTGCAATCAATTGCAAAATATCACTGCCCCCGTGGTGGCACTTCGTCCACCGGCCCCGCGTCTTTCGTGGTGCGGGAATTTGCAATCAATTGCAAAAACTGATTCATGTCGTTCTCGTCGCTGTACGAACCCTGACGGCCCGTGTTGATCGCGGCAAACGGATCGGTCGGCGCGGCAATCTTGAACAGGCCCACGCGGGTCAGGAAGTTGTGCTTGGCGTCCTCAGCCCGCAACGCCACCTGCAATGCGGCGACCTGCACCTTGCCCTCCCGCTTCTGGTCCATTGCCATCCGCAGCGACTGGGTGCGCACCTCGTCGTACAGGGCCATCGACATGCCGATGTAGGTCGGGTAGTCGAAGTTGCGCAGTTCCTCACGCATCGCGAATTGCAGCGCCATCCGGTCCTCGTGCACCTGCCGCACGGTCAGCGCCAAGTGGGCGGCGATGGTCTTCGTCGGCACGCCGTTCAGCATCAGTCGCAGCACCTGCTTGCGGCGGAACTCGATGTCCTCGGCAGTCGGCTTGTGGCGGCGTCCATCTGCGGCCAGCTTGAACTCGCCTGCCCGTTGCGAACCCGTGCGCGGCACCTTCGCCTGATCCAGCAGGGCGTCCAGTTCCTCGGCGGTCTGCGGCACCTCGCGGCCCTTGGTGGTCGGCGCACCGTACGCCCCGCCATTCAGGTCGATACTCGCGTCGGGCAAAATCTCTTCCACCTTGAGGCTCGGGCGACCCACCCGCCCACGTTTCTTTTTCCCGTGCGAGGCCCCGGCAGGCTGCGACGGGCCAGCGACCGGGGATTTGACGGTGTTCGGTGGGGTACTGAAGTCCACGTCCTCTACTTGTGGGGAGTTGAACGTCAGTGTGGGCAGGTCGTCTTCTTCGTCGGTTTCCTGTTTACGGTCAACGACTTGCGACGGTTGCTTGGTGAGGAAGTTGAGTGCCATACGCTCTATACGGGTATCGGGTGGTGGCCTTCCCTCGATATGTAGCTTATCGCTATCTATAGCGGGGAATACCGTAAAGTTGGCGCATGGTATCGGTTGCTGGTTGATGGGTCAATCTATGGGTGTTTCCTCTCTATGTGTGTCTAGTGTATTTAGTTCTTTCGCCCGCAAAGTTGCCCACCCTCGAATTGCAATTGATTGCAGCCGACAACAAAAAAAAAGCCCGCACGGGGCGGGCATGAAGTACTGCTGTTGCTACGTGGTTCTATGCGGCCAGCTTCCACTCGATCAGCGGTGTGTCGCCCTTCACGTACAGCGGATGTCGCGGTGAGCCGTTGGCGGTTGTGCCCAGACACAGCACCTGCCGGTTGCGGCCCGTCTTCGTGAATATGTCGTACACCTGCTTCACGCGATCAGGGCGTGCATTCGTGCCCCATGCGAATACGACGGTTTCGAACTCCAGCGCCAGCTTGCGCAGGTAGTAGTCGTTCTCCGGTCCAACAGGATCGTGGTGCTCCCACAGGGCGGCAGGCTTGGTCGAGCGCAGCGCGTACAGATTCGCCACCACAATGCCGTTGCAGTCCCATGACTCGGCAAAGCGGCGGCAACGCCTGATCGTGTGGTCGTCCAGTACGGCGTCCGCCTTGCTCGGGTTGAGCATGATGAACAGCGCCGTGCCCTTGTACGGGTTTCTCTGCGTGGCCGGGCGGGTGAGCGTGTAGCGGTAGGTTCCGCAGTCACTGATGATCGCGGTCATGCGGGCACCTGTTCGAGTTGATGGGCTACCCGTAGGATTTCCCCGTGTGAGACCGTGCGCAGCATTTCCGAGCGGCCACGCTTCACGTATTCGTCCACCGACATCTTGCGCCAGTCCGGGTGCGGTCGGTCGTTGCACAGCGTCCACGGCGCGTCGGGGCTCGCCCGGCGATGCACATAGACGCCCACCGAACGATGCAGGCCCAGCCCGAAGAATTCTTCCGCCGTGATCCTGACCTCGGAGCCGTCGTCCCGCTTGATGGTCTGCACTGCCTTTGCCATTTCAGTCCTCCAGTGCTTTCAGCACCTTCTTCAGTTCTTCTTTGCCGTATTCCGTCGCGTGTACCTGCTGCGTCGCGATGGTGTTCAGTTCTTCGATGATCGCGGTCAGGGTCTCCCTGTTATCACCCCGCATGCGCTTCACCAGGTCGCGCAGCTTGTCGAGCGGTTCTTGCAGGAAGTCTTCGCTGGGGAACTGGCCCATTGCCTCATGTACACAGGGCGCTGAGGCCACCGCCTCGCTCAGTAGTGGCGCAACATCCAGCAGTTCCTCGATCCGGTCTGCGGGCAGGGTGCCGGTCAGACTGTAGACCTCTTCGTCGGACAGGCACGAGGTGGCTTGCGGGTTGAACCGGGTCAGCGTGCCACTCGTAGCGGGTTTGGTGATCGTGAGCATTCGGGTCAGTGTTCGTCGCAGTAGAAGTCCACAGCCAGCGCGTACTGCGGGTCCAGGATGCGGATGATGGTGCCGAAGTCATCCGTGGTTTGGCGTGCCCACCAGAGCGCGCTGAAGTACAGGTCGCTTGGCATCACCGGCTCTTCGGGAATGCCCAACCGCCACGGTTGCGGTCGAAGTAGTAGGCGGTTATTGCGTCGTCTTTCACGTGAGCGTTCAACGCGCGGGCGGCGTCCTTGTGGTTGTTCAGGTACAGCCAGTTGATGCAGTCGTCCGTGTTCTTGAACTCGCGCAAGTCCTTGCCGTCTTCGTCGGACAGCAGCACACCTGCCGTGCCGTCCCACGCGTGCCAGTTCTGGAAGATGAAGGGTTTCATACCGACCCCCGTCCCAGCGTCACGCACTTCTCACGCATCGTGCACGCGCCACCCTCACACGACTCACACGGTGCGCAGTCCTTGTCGAGCGGCTTGCCGTTGAAGCCCTGCATGTACATGACGTGCTGCGCGCCGGTCTTGCCGATGCTCGTGGGTGCCCAGCCGTAGGCGCGGTGCTTCTGGCCCATGCCATAGCACTGCTCGTCGGTCGGGCAGGTATCGAGTTGGTGCTGAAGTTCAGCGAAGTTGATTTCGGGCATTCGTAGCTCCTGCAATCAATTGCAAAAGCCCGCGCATGGCGGGCCGGGTTCGTTACATGAGTCCGAGTTCGCGGGCTTCGTTGAACAGGCGGAATTGGTCGCGGGTGCGGTTGGTCGCCTGGAGTTCGGTCGCGCCGTTCGCCATCAGTTCGGCGATCACCTCAGCGCGGAATTCCGGGGAGGTGTAGTACTCGGCGTCCGACTGGCGCGTCACAGCGTCTTCCTTGGCAGCAATCTTCTGAATCTCGCGCTCCGAAAACACGTTGGTGCGACCCGTCCGGTAAATCGGCTTGAGGTCGTGGCGGCGGATGATGGCGAGTTCTTCTTTGGAGAGGGCTACCAGGGACATTTGCGACTCCTTCGCATGTGTTGGTTAAGTCAGTGAGAGAATTATAACCCACCCAGCCGGATTGTCAAACATTCTTTTCAGAAAGGCGGGCCGAACTGCATCGCGTGGACGATGGCCTGACGCGGCGTCGGCTCGCGCTTGAAGTTGTTGCCGCCCACCCACGGCTCGGCCTCGCTATACTGGGTCTGGGTGTGGAACACGGCGTAGCCCTCGTGTGCGTGGTCCACGTACGCTTCGTTGGCGATCAGCCACCCCAGCATTTCGGTGTCGGTTCTGGTCTTCATGTCGGTTTGCAATTGATTGCAACGTCAGGCGGCGAGCGCCTGCGCTTTAAGGTGAGGTGCATTGTGCAGGAATACGGCCTGTGCGAACCCCATTGGCGTCGCGCTGCGGATGTTGCCACGCTCTTTCGACGGCGGGGCCTTGTGGATGCGGTCGTCAGGTACGCCCAGCGACAGGTCCTCGCACTTGGGCGGCATCACGAAGTCGCCAATCGGCCAGATTTGCGTGTTCTTCGTGTAGTTGTCCTCCGCACAGTAGCCCGTGTAGTGGTGCGGGTGGAACGAGTGCTTGGCCTTGCCGAACACGCGCGACAGCACGCTTACCGGATTCTCCACCAGCCCGGCTGCGCCGCTCAGTTCGGCGATCATGCGGCACTGCTCGGCCACCGCGACGGCCTTCGCCTGGAACATCGGGTCGAGTGAGCGCTTGTGCTCGAACCACCGCGCGCCGGAGACGGCCATGTCCGTGCAGGGCGGGAAGCCTGCGACGAACACCACGTTTTCTTCGCGGATGATCCGGCCCAGTTCGCGCACGCAGCCCAGTATCGTGTACGGGTAGCGCCGGATGTTGCCGCTGATCGAGAACACCCCGTGCTGCGGGTCCACCAGCACTGCGCGGTAGCCCGCCTTTACCCAAGGTTCCACGAAGTTGCCCGTGAGGTCGCACAGGCTGATAATCGTACCCCTATCCATTGCCGGTCCTTTTGGTCCATTTTTGTTGTCGGCATTCTAGCTGGCGGCGGTTTCCCTGTCTCGCCTTTTGCAATCAATTGCACTAGCGCGGCTTCTTTTCCAGCGTCTGCGCGTCCACTAACGGGAACAGCCTGTCCACCTCGTTGGGCGAATCCGGTAGGTAGGCGTCGGCCACGCCCTTGCCCCGGTTCGAATGCACGCTGGCAGCGGGCTTGCCGGTGAGCGTGTTATGCCAGTTATGCAGAAGCGCGGCGGTGGTCACCAAGTGATGCCGGGCCTTGGCACCGTCGCCCTCGCCCGATTTGCAGGCCGCAAGCGCCTTGCCCGCCAGATAGCCGACCACCCAGAACCACTGATGCCAGTCGTAGCGCGCATCGGTGTCGTCCACGCCGTGTAGCTGGCGCTGGTACTCTGCCTCAATCGACACGCCCTTCAGGAAGTCGTCGGACTCCGGGGAGTGGATGATCGAGTGCAGGCGTGCGACTTCCATTTCAGCGTCATGCGTGGCCTTTTCGACCCCATGCGCTTCGACATACTGCCCGCCGTCGCGGTGGATGCGGGCCAGCAGGTTCAGCAGCAGTGCGCGCGGGCTCGGGTGCGGCGACACATACCCGCTGTGCTTGTCCGCGTCGTAGTCCAGCAGGAACGGTTCCTTGTCCAGTTCACCAATCATCCAGCGCATGCGGTCCGCCTCGTAGCGAACGCGGTCCTCGTACTCCGACATCGCCAGCGTGATCCCTCGCGACACGTCGCCGTTGTGCAGGATCGCCGTCCAGTTTGTCTTGCCGTTGCTCTCCGGCATCGTGCCGTACCAGACGGTCAGCTTTAGCGCTGCCACCTTTTCGGTGGTGAGAGCGGAGCGGGCTTGCATAATTCCAGCTTCCCAGCCCTTGCGGAACGTGAATTGATCCGCGTGTTCGGGGAACTCGAAATTTCGGCGGAATGCTTCCTCAAACGCTTCCCGCTCCCCAATCGCCCCATTGGCGGCGTCCTCACCTCTAGGCTGGGCGCGTCGATTCCACGCGGTCACAGCGGCTTTCGTGTGCAGGCCGTTCACAGCGTCGAAACAGCCCATGCGGTTATTCGCGTAGCCTCGCGGACCCTCAACCAAGCAGGATTCGCAGCGCACGTAACCCACCCAGCGGGTTGCGTCCACGTCCTCATATTCGTGCAGCGTGGCTTCCCCGCCACAGAACGGGCAGGCCGACAGAGGTTCTTTGTTCTCTTTCACAGCTTCTCCTTGAGGGGCTTAAAGCCCGTGACGGTACTGCTACTGGCCGGGAAGTGCTTGCCCAGCGCCTGTCCGACCGTCACCGTGTCAGTCGAATAGATGCGGCGGTAGTGGTCCTCCGCGCCTGCGTGCCCGAGCGCCGCGACCCAGCGCAGCCCGTCTTCCTTGCTCCACGGCGAGTGCCGCTTCGCCATGTACTCTTTCCAGTCGGCGCGGTCGATGCGGCTCACCAGGCCGAAGCGGTTGGATGTGCGGCAGTAGCCCGCCGACACCAGTTCCTCGACCGTCTTCGCAGCGGACGGGCTCATGCTGCCGCCTTATTATTCTGGGTCACGCGCTTGGACTTCTCGCCCGTCTTGATCAGATACTCGTCGCGGTTGCCGACGATCCAGCCGGGCTGGTGGCCGCGCCCGCTCCACGTCTTGCCGCTCTTCGGGTCGATGTACTTCGGCGGCGACGGCACCTTGGGCTTCTTCACCGCGAACGTGGCTTCGGCCTTCTTCACCTTGGCGGGTGGCACGATCTGCGTCTTCACGAACCCTAGGTCGTACGGTGACAGTTCGAATTCGGCGATCAGTTCCAGGCAGGTGCTGATGGCTTCGCGGGTTTCTTCGATGCGGGCCTCCTGCACTTCTTTTTGCAGGGCTTCCAGCTTCGCCTTCAGGTCGCGGTAACGTGACACTTTCTTCTTCTCCATTTCGTTCGGGGTAATTGCAATTGATTGCAGGACGCTCACCAGTTTCCCCCGGCAGTTTCTGCGGACCCGAAACAGCACGGGCCGCAGAGATCGGTCGGGTACACGGTCGGCGTGCACTCGCAGTTCATGCACGGCGTGTCCCAGTTCTTGTCGCCGTGCTTCAGATTCGGAATAGGCTTCGCGATGTGCGGCACCGGGGCCATGTTCTTCAGCTTGTTGCCATAAGGGTCGCTCATTGCACTACGCTCCGCTTCAGGCTGAACGGCGGCACGTAGCGGCGATAGAAGCTACGGCTGCTCAGGTACGCGTCCATGTCGAATGTGCGCGGGTTGATGTACTGGGCCAGTTCCGGGTTGGCCGCGATCATGCGCCGCTCCACCGCAGCGAAATCCACGCCCATTTCCAGCGGCATCATCGCCGCGTCGCCGTATCGTTGTCCGCCGTACACGGAGAAGAACGAGGACCACTGGCCCATCGCACGGTTGCCCGCCTCGGCCTGCTCGTGGAAGTTGGTCACGCGACCGGTCGGCGACAGGCCCTTGTCGAACAGCCGCTTCACCAGCGGGTTGGCCTTCGGCAGGTTATTGATGGTCGGGTTGTACAGGTCGAGGAAGTTCGCGGTCTTCCCGACTTTGCGCTGCTCTTCGGTCACGTCTTCCGGGCGGACGCCAAACAGGCGGGCGGCGGTGTCGCGGTGCAGGTCTTGGGTCATAGTGAGGTGTGCAGTCCGGTTGCTTCGGTAAACAGGGCGGGCAGGTGGTCGCCGTACACGTCGGCGTGAGTGCCCTTCAGCGTCGCGGTGGCCTTGTGGATGCCGTAAAACTCCACGGTGTACAGGTCGTTGGGCTGAAGCATCACCCGGACCTTGCGGATGCCGTTGGTGCGCGGGATGCTGAACTGGAGCCCGGCGTCCAGCGCCAGGAAGTTTCTGGCCCCGGTCATTGCTGCGAACCGGCGTCCACCGAACTGCCGGAGAATCGTCTCCGCGCGCTGCTTTTTGTCCATGTCGTCGCACTCCTTGCGGTTGACACTGGGTTAGTCGATGAAAGTATTGTCGCTAAACATCTGCGGATTGTCAAACACATTTGCAATCAATTGCAGCTACCCGAACAGGGTAGTCGCCGCGTGGCAGACGTTGCACAGCGTCACGTTCACCGTCCACGCCTGCCCGTCTACCGGGGACTCATATTGCAGGTGGTAGGCGTGCCGGGTCCGGTGCTCGACCGTCAGCGCGTCTACCGACACATTGGCAAGGGACGGCTTGTACCACGGGACGGGGTTATTCGAGTAGGCCATAACAGTTTCCCCGGGCGACGCCTCGACGGCGTAGCTGCACCCGCCGTTTGCACAGAAGCACTTCTGAACGTGCCCCAACCTCTTGAGGAAGTCCTGGTACGGGATGATGTGGCCTGTGTCGTAATGCAGCGTATGGGGCAGGTTCTTGTCGATCCCGTAGGCATAGAAGCATGTCTGGCAGAGGAACGCGTCCACGGGCTGTCCAAGCGTGGTTCCGGTCACCTTGTAACGCTTAAGCGACTCTGATTTGGTCAGGTAGACCGAGTACTCGCTATCCACCGTGTACTCGGGCAACGCCCTCCGCAGCGTGACCGGCTTGAACAGGCGGCACTGCTCGTTGTAGCAGAAGTGGTGCGGGTGCGTGAATGACACCTTCTTGCCAGGCGTGTCCGCCAGCGCCTTCGCGGGCACCGCGCCGGTCAACTCGTGGCTGGTTTTCAGTGCCGCCAAAAGTTTCTCCTTGTCCACGCTGATCGCGACCTTCAGTTCGCCTTGGAGTTTCGGATCGGGCTGCATGTAGTGCGTCGTGCCGGTCCCATGCGTCTGGTGCATCGGGGCGACTAGGTGCTTCTCACGACGGACAATCACCAGCCACACCAGGTTGTACTGGTCGTATTCGGCATCGGTCGCGCCTGCGTCGAGCCACACCTGCACCGTTGGGGGCACTATCAGTGCCTCGTTCACCACCTCTCGCGGGACCCTCAGAAGCGTGTAATGGGCGTTTCCGCTTGGGTTAGGCCCGGCCAGCATGGTCGTCGTCTCCCTGAACCAGTAGGACAGCCATGCCGCCGTCAGTGCCGTGCGCGGGTCCTCCGAGGTCAGCGAGACGCGTGGCGACCACCCTACCGTGACCTGATTCAGCGTCGGCGTGGGAGCGAAATACAGCGTGCACTCAGGCGTCTTATCCGCAGGATTCATCCACCATTCGGTCTTCAGGGCACCGCATTGCTGCCACAGGCTTGCCCAGTCGGTCTCGGTGTAGTGCTGCGCTTTATTCGCGTCGATTAGCCACGACGGGAGTTGCTTGGGCTGAATAGACAGGCCGATACGATCCATGTGCGGGATGTACTTGCCGTTGATGTGCGCATGGTGGGCGACGAACAGCGCGAGGTACTGCGCGAACTGGCTGCTTGAATTGGTGTTGACCAGCGGTTTTAACGGCACGAAAGGCACTCCTTGCCCGGTTTATTCACCCGGTCAGTATAGCCTACCGACCGGGATTGTCAAACATTAGCTGAGGTCCCGGCCCAGATACTTGCCGAATACCTCGCGGGCGCGTACCGCCAGCCCCATGCGCGAACCGTCCTTGTACGGCAGGTCGAATTCGAGGTCAATGGCCTCCTTCAGCAGCCGGTCGGGCACGCGGCGCGCGTGACGGCATTCCGCGTAGCAGTTCGCCTCTGCCGCCTTGACTTCGACCTTGGCGAAGAACACGTCCAGCATCTTCTTCAGTTCCTCTGGCTCGAAGAACTTCTGGGCCTTGAAGAAGCGCGTGTCGTTGCCCAGCGTCACGTTCGGCTCGGCGTTGTTGACGCGCAGGTGGTTGCCGATCTTGAAGCCCTGAAGCGTCTTGGCGTGCTGGGTGCCGATGAACACGCCCGTCGAGTACCGCGACATCGCCGCGAGGATCGTCAGGTAGGCCATGCGGTCTTCGTGGTGCGGGATCGAGTTCAGCACGAAGCTGCTGATGATGCTGTCCGGCCCGCTTCCCGCGTCCGCCAGCGCCTCCAGACGGTCCAGGTAGGCACTGATCAGCGCCCGGCTCGCGTTCGGGTCCACGTCGGTCGTCTCGGGCGGGCTGTAGTACGGCTCGAACGGGGTGCAGTCGAACCCGGCTTCCCGCATCATCGTCGCGTCGTGCAGCGTGCCCGCGCCCATGTCGAAGATCACCTTGCCGTAGCGCCGCGCGAACGCCGCGCGTGAGTCCTCGTTGTTGGTCGGCAGCAGCGCAAGGTCGGAATTGACGTTGCCGTCGATCACCTGCTTCGTGTTCATCGTGTTGCTGATGATCCGGCCATAGACGAAGTACGGGTAGGTGCGCGACAGCCCGTGAATCTGCGCCTGCACCGACTTGCGGCGAAACGCGTTGAAGCGCAGTTCTTCGCGGAAATGGGACTGGATGTCGAAGTCCATCGCGAGGAAGTTCAGCGCCATGTAGGCGAAGTCCGCCGCCGCTTCGGGCACCTCCACCACGTCGAGCATGTCCACGCCCTTGCCGTAGTAGCCGTGCGCGCGGCCCGCACCGTTCAGCAGCCGGTTGCCGCAGACCACGAGGGGCATGTAGACCCGCGCGTCCACCAGCGCCCCGCCACCGGCCCTCACGTTCTCCGTCACGTCAGGACCCGCCATCCCCACGGCCTCCTGTGCCGACATCGTGCGCAGCGCGTCGATGCACGGGTAGTAGGTGTCGGGCTCGATGTCCGGCAGGTTCGCCGTCAGGTTGGTGGCCTTCTCCAGGTACTCGGTGAACGCCCGCTTCGCGTCGGTCGCGAACGTGTCCATGTCGTTGGTGCCCTTGTTGAAGAGCACGTTCAGCCCCTTCTCCTGGTCGTCGGGCACGTCGAGTTCGACCACCGGCACCTTCGTGTAGCCCACCATCTTGGCGGCGGTCGTGCGCTGGTGGCCCGACAGGATCACGCCGTTCTTGTTGACGAAGATCGGCAGCACGAAGCCAAGCTTGCGCAGCGAGATCGCGACCTGCTGTAGCCGCTCCGGCACCATCTTGCGGGGGTTGTACTCCGCGCCGTGGAACGTGCTGATGTCCCGCAGCACGACCGGGTTGCTTGCGTGCTTCATTCTGCCGTGCCCCCCGGCTGGGCGACCGGCTGCTGCGCGTTTGCAATTGATTGCAGCGACTCGGCAGACGGCCCGCCGATGGTCGAGACGGTGAAGCCCAGACGGCGTGCGATTTCGTTCACCAGGTCGGCGCGGCGCGGAAAGTCCTTCAGCAGGCTTGCTTCCCACTGCTTGTAGTCGTTCACGTGCACCTTGAACTTGTACAGGCCGATGTTCAGCACGATATGCTCGCGGCTGATGACCTGCTTATTGCTCGCCACCGATCCGCACACCGCCTCGTAGCTGAGGTCCTTCAGGCAGTCCGCGTCAATCTGGCCGCACAGGCAGTCCAGTTCTTCCTTGCTGAAGCCGGTCGATTCGAGGTCGAAGCCCAGTTCGCCCAGCAGCCGCAGTTCTTCCGACAGCTTCGATTCGTCCCACTTCGCGTTCTCCGACACGCGGTTATCGGCGAGGCGGAACGCCTTGATCTGCGCGTCGCTCAGGTGGTCCGCCGTGATGGTAGCGACTTCCGTCAGACCCAGTTCCGTGCTGGCGCGGTAGCGCGTGTGGCCGGTGACGATCACGCCGTCCTTGTCCACCACAATCGGCACGAGGAAGCCGAAGTCCTCAATTGACTTCTTCACGCCCGCCACGGCTTCGTCGTTCACGCGCGGGTTGTTCCAGTACGGCTTGACCTCGCCCAGCGCGCGATAGACGATTGCGATCTTGTTCTGTTCCATGCGTTACCCCTTGAGTTATTCGAGCCCGGCCATCGTGGCGCGGATGTTGTCGTCCTGCAAAATCGGGTTCTCCAGGCGAATCTTGCCGATGCCCGCGCCCGTGTAGAAGCCCACCTTCTTCGCCTTGTCATGCCAGCTTCCGCCCGACACGTAGCGGTCGAGCAGCGCATAGTACAGCGGCTTGCTGGTCTCGACCGGCGTCACTTCCAGACTCAGGCCCAGCAGGAATTCGAGCACGTCGCGGTTCACGAACAGGTCGGTCGTGCGCAGCGGCTGGAACACCTTGTAGACCATCAGGTTGTTCGGCAGCGTGTATAGCTGGTGATCAATCCGGTACTTCGACCACTTCTGCGAGGTCGGGTAGTCCTCGGCCTTCAGGAACTTGCCGGTCGTCATGATGTCGTTGCCCAGCACCACGTCGGCGAGGTCGGCGGCAGCGATCCACTCGGCCCCGATGCCCTCGGCGAAGCGCGCGACCACGCGGTTGCACATGCCCATCAGCACGTTGCTGTAGTCCGTCATTTCAATATGGGCCAGCGTCTCGGCCAGCAGCGATTGCAGGCCCTCGTCGTCGCCCGGGAGCGGCAGGAAGTGGTACTCCAGACCCAGTTGCTCGGCGTACTTGCGCGCGTAGCTGGGATCGAAGTCTTCCTCGGTGCGGCCCACGCAGACGCACACCTGGTCGATGCCCGCGTGCTTGAGCGCCAGCGCGGTTAGCAGACCGTCGGTGCCGCCGCTGATGGTCGTGACGACCTTCTTGCCGCGCAGGAACTCGGCAGCGCCCACCAGCCGTTTCAGAAGCTCCGATGCGGCCTCGTCCATCGGCATCTTCCAGTTCGGTTCGGGCTTGATGATGTCGAGCACGTAGCGGCGCAGGCCCTTGGCCGACAGGTGGTAGCCGACGCCTTCCTTGCAGCGCACGATGTCCTTGATCTTGAAGCCGTTCGCCTGGACGAATGCCTTGATCGACGTGTAGGACTGGGAGAAGTGTAGTTCGCCTTCCCGGTGCACGTAGTACAGCGGGATCATGCCGGGGGCGGACTGGTACAGGTAGCAGGCGCGCGGCCCGCCGTATGCCTTGAAGGCGACGCCGCCAATCGGGGCGATCAGGCCCGCGCCGAAGTTGCGTTGCTCGCGGATCGCGGAGTCGTGCTCTTCGTAGTGGAAGGACTGCGGGTCAGAAACCGACCACGACTGAACGGTTTTTAGCATGTCTGGCTTCGTAAAGTGTAAAGGTGCCGAAGTGTAGCGCCTTCACTTCGCGAAGCCAACTTTTTGCAATTGATTGCAGCGGGTTAGCTCCAGTACATCTTGCCGCCCGTGGCGCTCGGGTGAAACTTGGGGAAGTCTACGCCCACCTCGTGCAGATTAGCGCCAGCCGCGAGCGCGGCAGGGTACTCCTTCTGCCAGTAGTACTCTCCCATGTGCGTGACCCGGTTGCCCCCGCCCTCACCTTCCCCGTTGGGCACCCATTCCAGCCATACGCGGCGCGGCTTCGGGCAGACCTCGATGCAGAACACGTTGCTCTTTTTCCACATCATCAGCAGGTCCACGTCGCAGTTCAGCATGATCCAGCGCGCGAAATCCTCCTTGCTCACCTCACCGTCCTCGACGCAGAACGGCAGGATGTCCACGCGCGCACAGGGCTGGTTGCCGAAGGTGCCCCGGTCCCACTGGTGCGGGTCATGGCTGGTGGACTTCTTCGCGGGTGGATACCCGGCCTCGATCAGCGCGCGGCTCTGGTAACCGTAGGTGATCGCGAAGCGCCCGAACTGCGCCAGCACCGGCTCCAGCACGCGCTCGCAGATGGCCCGGCCACCGGCAATCGCCAGTTCGAGGTTGTCGCTCGGGAAGTTCGGAATGCCCAGCGCATCAGCGCGGTTCGAATACAGGAAGTCCCGCAGGATGAAGTTCTTGGACAGGCGGGTGCGGCTCTGTTGCTCGCGCATGGCGATCAGGGCGTGGCTGTCCTTGCTGATTTGATACGGCATGCTCGCCTTTATGGTCGGTTGGTCCCCGCACACCTGGTCGATGTGCTTGCAGCGTTTGTGCGCCTTGACGAAGCGTGGGCACGTGCAGGTCTTGCGGACGGGATCGACATGATAGATCACGGAAGGGTTGCTCTCGCTTTGCACCTCAACGAGCCCTTCAAACAGCGATCCCTGCATGGTTTATCCCTCATGGTTCCGTTTAGCACCTATAAGCATTCTCGCACAACCGCGCCGGATTGTCAAACGCACGGGCGAAAAAAGACCCCGGGTCCTTGGCGTGACGCGGGGTCGTGCTGCGATGCTACTGTGTGAGAGCGGCGCGATTCTAGCTCAGATTTTGACCGTCTGTCCAGTCACTTCCAGCCGTGCCTTCAGCAGGTAGCCCGGCAGTATCTGGGTCGAGCACAGTTGCAGCCACTCACCGACGACTTCGGCCTGATGGCTCTCGTCCACGTTCTCCAGCATCGGCGCGAAGCGTAACACCCGCACGGCCTGCGCAATGATGCGGGACGGCCCGTAGGCGACCTGTGCGGTGAACCAGTCCGTCTCCAGCACGCGGATCGCCTGGC